GGCTGCGGGGCGTCCGTTAACGGATAAGAAAGGCCGGGGCTGCGGGAGGCTATATCCGCGCCCCGGCCAAGAGGGAGGAGACGATCTATTCTACCGCAGACTGATCATCCGTGTCTCGAAGGCCCCTGTCCCAATGGTAAACGCATAGACCAGCGGCGAGGTCGCCGACTTCCCGACACACACGTCTACCTGTGACACCTGCGCGACATCGTCCCCAGGTGACCGGCGGCATCACAACGGCTTTAGGATACCTGCCGGAAGTACGGTCCCTAACCCGAGATGAACGTGGATGTTTTCCCCCCGCAATCATGGCATTCTCCTACTAACCGTTTGGTGAGCCGCTTGCTCGTGCGAATCTCTGCGATTTCTAATCGCCTGACAGTCCGGCGGGCGTTGCAATGAACGCACCATATCCCGCCCACGGAGGGCGACAGCCGGGAGCGAACCCAAGATTTCAGGCTAGCCATATACCACCAGCCATAGGAGGGTCGCCCAGACCCCGGCGCAGATTCCTATAGTCGCCCACTGGGCTACTGTGTTAAGCATCCGATTGGAGAACGTCCTTGCTGAGGGCGATGATCCCCGCGATACACCCCACGCCGATCTCAGTCTGGCCCGACCTGATGGACAGGATGGCAATGATGCCGAGCAAGCACAAACTGAGAAAGATTTGCGGACGCACTTTCCCAAAAAACGGAATCAGGTGTTCCATCAAGCCCACTCCCCGCTGTCATACTTCGCGTCTATGAACCGCTTGGCAGCAGCCCCCAGAGCAACGAGGATGGCCGTAGAGGCCGCTGCAAGCAAAGCCTTACGCATTGTGTTACCTCCCTACCTACGGCGGTGTGGCATCACTTAGTTGTTGGTTAATGTTTCGGACGGTACTCCGATTGATACTTCCACATTATCAGACACATTCCAATTAGCCGCTGTTACACTCTGGTGAATCTTGAATTCCTTAGTTGAAAATCCATCAGCTATCCCTATCTCATTAAGTTCAATGGTCAGTGTTCCAATTTTCATTCGGTCAAATACACAAGCCCCTCCTTCAGTATATAAATTCGATAGTGTGAGTTTGTCTATTTTGCCGTTGATTGCAGTTGTAGGGGCGTCGATATGGATGCGGTCGTATGAGCCGCCCGAAGTCACCATCGCCTCTGCCTGATGATGCCCGCCACCAATTGCCCTCATCCGAGAAGTGCCTGGAGTTTGATTTATACTTTGGCCGTCACTGGCATTGCCGATGACGTTTATGGTATGTGCGGTTGTATTATCGAAATACAAATACGAACACCTCGATTTTTCAAGAATCATTTCACCAACTTCTAAGAAAGTACTGGTGCCACCACTTATTACAGTACCGCCAATCAATATAGCCGTGGAGGTAGCAGCAGTGCCGCCAGCAGACGTGTGGGCCGAAGACGGTATTGACCCCCCTGTGTACACTGAGCCTACACTGACATTTTCGATTTTTATCTCTCGTACTGGCACGACGCCTAGCACAATTCGGAGGGTATTATCATTTTTGTTGTCTTTTCGGAACGCCAGCATCTCTTCAAGAGCAGCGGATGGTGCATCTAGTGGGGCAGCATAGACCCCAGCATCCCCGGCTGAAAACGACCTGTTCTGAAGTACAGTTTCATTCACAATCACGCCTGTACCCGCCGTAGAGCCGACTGCGAGGAGCCCGACAGCCATCTGAGGCGACAGGCCCATCATGCGGAGAAACGAGTAAGGAGCTTTCAGACACGTCCACATGCCCCGCCACTTGGCCGATTCGGTATGGGCAAATTCGACCTTCGCCACGATCCAGTCCCGCTTCCGTCCCAGCATCCGGTAGAACGCAAACGGAGAAGCCCGCAGGAGACGGCCTTGGGCGCAGACTCCGGCCCATACCCACCTAAGACACCATAGAACGCCTCTAAGGGCCGCCGAGACGCCTTTACGGGGCCACCGCCACACCAGCCGAAGCGGGAGTCCCCAGAACAGGAACACCAGCGCGACACGTAACCGCGACAGATACTGCATCAGCCTCCTCGGATCAGATAGAACTGACGCCGAACGTCCCGCATCCGATTCAACGCCGCCTGGATTTTCGGGTCGCTGTCCTGGTCATGGAGAACGTCCTCGACGGCAACGAGCAAATCATCGACCTCATGGAGCAACGCCAGAACGGCGCGAAGGCCCGGCGAGAACCGGGCGAGGAAGGCTATCATCAGGCCCCTACCTCTCTGGCATAGATCGTGGCAACAGGATTATAGTTAGCAGACCCGGCAGTACGTTCAGCGGTTACCAGGATCGTAAACGTCCCGACAGCGGCAGGCGTTATGATCCCGGTCGTTCCAGTCCCCATCAGTATGAGGTCTGCTGCGGAGAGACTTCGCCCTGTTATCGTTTGAATTGTGCCAGAACTTGGCCCGGTGTATTTCAGTCTCAGCGTATAGGTATTGCCGGTGCCGTTGTAAAGTAACACCGTGGCACAGACAGCAAGGGCTTCGCTGGCTCCTTGTACCGCAATGGTTCCACTAGCCACCGTGGTTTCATTGCCATCTGTTATCAAAGCGGTAGCGTCAACATTCGTCTGATTCGGCGTCCCTGGAACGTGCGAATGATTCCCCGCCGCCGCCTTCACGGAGGTCGTGCCGAGGCTCCGCAGGCTCGCCGTGCCGGCGGACGCATCTGCCGCCGTGAGATTCACGACGCTGGCCCCGTACCAGAGCAGATCGTTTCCGTTTCGCTGTAGTTCGCCGGCAGCGTCGGGATTCGCGCTCTGGTCGGCGAACGTCATGGTCACCAGGGCCGCGAGGGTCAGGCCGGACATCGACGCGCCACCCTGACCTGCCGCTCCGGTGTGGGTATGCGTCGAGAGGACTGTGAGATTGTCCCTCACATCGACATTGAGCATTGCTGCCGTTACGATGTCGTCGCTAATTCCCGTCCAGTCCCTCGGAGTCGTCCAGGCCATATGTCCCTCCTACTGCGCCGCGAATCGGAACGGGAATTCATACGGGAAGCCCTTGCTGACGATCCTGGACAACCATAGCAGCCGGGGCGGCGGCTGTCGCCTCGCCTGCCGCACCATCGGCCTCGCTGTCACCGTCGTCATGCCCATTAGTGAGTATGGTTCCCGGCTGCGGCCTGAGTCGATCCTGTTCCCAGGGTTCGCAGGGAGGCAGTCCCCGCCACTGCGTCGGCGTACAGCCCGACCAGCGCGGCCCCGTAGTATACCAAGTTGTTTCCGTTTCGTTGGAGGCGTCCCGCCGTCCCTGGGTTGCCGGACTGGTCAGCTAGCACCGGGATTACCAGAGCCGCCAGAGAGACGCCTGAGAGCGTCGAGGAGCCGTTACCCACCGCACCGCTGTGAGCGTGGGCTGATAGGACATCCTCGTTCGCCTTGATTTGGGCATTGAGATCGCTCGCAGAGGTCATGCTACTCGTCCAGCTTTTCGGCGTTGTCCAGGCCATCGCGGTCTCCTAGTGTCTCCCAAACTCCCCCCAAACTCCCCCGAAAATCCCCCCAAATCCTCCTCAAGTCGCCCTAAATCCCCCGCAAAACGCCCGTACGCCGGATCGAATGTGTTAAAAGGCCGGGACGGTCGAGGTGCCGAGGACGCCGACGCCCAGCACCCAGAACTGGGAATAGCCACCGGAGGCGGGCGATAGCTGCCAGACGGTCGTATGCTCTTGACCTCCCGCCGAGACCGCGTGCTTCTCGGACTCGATAAAGAAGTCCTCGTTAACGCCCAGATTCGCGTCGCCGGTGGCCGTGACCGTGATCCGGTCGGACAGATCGCGGGATAATGCCTGCCCGATATTCCCCGATGTCGAGGCCGGGATCGTCAGCGTCAGGATATTCGTCGGCGAGCCGTAGATCACCGCGTGGTAATCGCACCAGTCTTGAGCCTCGGAGGTCGTCGGGATGAACTTGGTCTTCGCCACATACTTCCGCTCCCCATAGATGCCCTGCGAGACCGTGTCGATGGCCCGCACGACACAGGGATTCTTAGTGCTGACCGCCGTTCCTCTTGCCTGGAGCTTGGTGAGATAGCCAGCCGTTCCGGTCGCCGAGTTGGTGAGCGTGATCGCCATCCGCTCCGCCGTCTTGGTCTGGGTCACGGTGAGATCCGAGGTCAGGTTTGTTCCGCCGCCACCGGATGCCGCGTTGAGAAGATAATCGGTCGTTGCCGCCGGAGTCGTCCAGGCATCAACCTCCATCGCGCTGTTCGCGGCATCAGGATTCGGGAACTCAGCCTCAAACGTCTTAGCTTCGCCGGGTGCCAGCGTCGGTGACGCCGATCCGGTCTCAGGATGAGTCCACAATACGGCTACGCTCGCCGTGTCAAAGGTTCTCGCAGTCGCTTCGACGTGGTTGATAATCGTTCCCAGCGGGTCGTCTTGTTGGATTTGCTCAAACGTATGTACGGCCCCGTCAGCATCGGTGAACGTGGCCTGGGAGGTCGTTGATGCCGTCTGGGTCAATCGGTGGTAACGGTTCTCAAAGGCGACCTGCCCCGACTTGCTCTCCTTGATGAACCCGGCCTCGGCTTCCTCGACCAGCCGGAGCGCGTCGATGGTCTTCTTCCCCGACATCCAGAACCGGGAAATGGTAGTCTTGCCGGTGTCGAGGTCGCGGTCATCGGCAGATGTCCAGCCCACGTCGTCGAGGATGTCCCCGACGGCCTGATCCGTCCGGCGGTTGGTCTGCGAGGCTAGCTGGGTCTCAAATTGGTTCAAGTACCCTAGCGTACCGAACGCCGTGAGGGTCGCCGTCCTGCGACCTGATGCCGCCGGAGAGGGCTTGATTCGATCGAGCTTGCCCTGCCACCGAACGCCGTCATTGAAAGCCACCGGGAACGTATAGGGAAATGAACCCGACCCGGCCTGGAGTTTGATCGAGCGGCCTGGGAGGATGTTGCCCGTCAGGGCCGACGATGTATTGCTGGGCGAGTATTTGCCATCGGTGTTGATCAGCACCGCCGACAACTTCCCGGCGACGCTACGGCCCTGGAGGGCCGAGGCATAATCCCGCCCACGGCTCCACGATACCGACAGGGTGTCGCCGGAGATGTCGTCGTTGGAGTCGGTGAAATCCCCGTCGTTGTTCCAGTCAACGAGGAGAGTATAGCTGGCCGCCATCAGGCCGTCTCGACCACCGCATCGACCTCGGCCTCAATCCCGTTAACCGACGCCTTGAGCGCGTCGAGTTCAGCCTGCAATTCCTCGCGAATTCGTTCGGCTATGATGCGCCGCAGTTGCTCGGCGGCGAGTACGTTCTGAGAGAGTAACGTCTGGAGATCGGCGTCGGTAATGCCTTCGTTCATTATGCCCTCACAGATCCGTCCCAGGCCGTGCATATCGCACAGTCGGAGGCGTGCTGCCGTGCTGTCGGCACGGTTGTGACCTTGGCAAGCTCGGTGGTCTGATTTCCCGACGTGAACTTCGACCCGTAGGATTGCCAGGCTCCCACCGTGTTGATGGCATCGTTCACGCTATCCCGCAACTCCCTTAGATGTTCCAGCGCAGCTTCATTCGTTGCCATACTATGCTCCTATTGCCTCAAGGCGTTTGTTCAGTTCATCATACTGGGAGTCCATCCGCTGACGATTCTGTCGGAGCGCACCCCATGTGAAGTTTATTGCAGGCTGCATGTTGATGCCTACCCAACGGTGTTCCTGACTGTCATCGACCTCCATCACGCCGATCTTCGCCATGTGTTGCAAACCTTCTTCCGATAGCGACATGAGCGAAAGGGCAGCAGTGTCATCGTGCCACGCTACTGTACCGCAACAGTCAAACATAGTCAGTCCCACTTCTCCACAACCATCGCACCAGTAGTCGTAGCCGGTGACGATAGTTTCCTTGACTGTCATGACCTCCCCAGTGCTGATTCGCAGGGCATCGTGTGTGTCACTGCCTAAGTTAGTGTCGTTGGCGATTACGAACCTATCGCTCTCAGAGTTGTCTGCCCCTACGGCCCAATTAGTCCCGCCGTGGATGATGAACCCAACTTTTGGGTCTCCAGTCAAGTTTCCATTCGCAGCACTGACTTTTAGTTCCAAGTATGCGGCAGTACCAGCGGCATCATTAGCACTAGTATTGTGGATGTACACCGCTTGAACCCCAGTGGTAGAACCCACAACCGCCAGAGAGTTGGCAGTCCAATCGTTGCCCGCCGCTCCGACGTTGGTGATACTACCCCCGGAGCCCCCAATGTCTATCGTCGCCGCAGTCGCGCCATCGTGGGTGATAGTGAAGTCCGAGCCAGCACCCATTGCGAAAACGGCACTATCAGATAGGAGCTTCAGGTCGTTTCCGACGATCACGTCCTTCGCTATGCTCAATCCTCCGTCTGTCTGTAATGAACCGTCCGTGGTGGATGTGGCATCGGTAGTGTCATCGGTTTTCAGTATCCCCGAAAACGTCCCCGCCCCGCTGCTTAGGGCGGAGGAGCCATTATTGATCGTCCCGAATCCCGTGTTAATAGAGCCAGAATTTAACACTCCGACCGTCGTCGCGGAGGTCGTCACTACACCGGAGGCGAGAGTTGACCCCGTCAGGCTCCCCGCCGCAGCCGCAGCCGGAGCAGCCCATTTCACGCCGGTCGTCTCGCCTGAGTCGGCTGTCATAACGTGGTTGTTAGTACCCACGCCGAGCATCTGCGGATTGCCGGAACCGTCGCCGATTAGGACGTGGCCCTTAGTACTCATATCTATCGACCCGATAGCCGAGGCACCATTGCCGACGAGGACTCCGTTCTGGGTCAGGGTGGAGACCCCCGTCCCACCGTAAGCCACCCCGACATCCGTACCCTGCCAGACCCCGGTCGCTATCGTGCCGACAGTCGTGACAGAGGTAGTCACAACACCCGACGCCAGGGACGTGCCGGACAACGCACTCGCCGCGACTGTCCCGCCGCTATTCGATGCCGCGTGAGCGTGGTTCGCGTTGGCGAATCCGGTGCTGCTTATCGTCGGAGTCGTAAGAGTCAGGCCGGCCAGGGTAGCCGACCACGCCGGGATGCCCGACGCGAGATGGAGAACGGTATTGTCTGCCTGTTTTCCTAGTCGGGATAACTGGGAGGTGCTGATGGCGTACAGGATGTCTCCCGCCGCCTGGTTTGCGAATACATGCGCCCCGACCGCTTCCCACTCGGCCTGCGTTAGCTCTGTCCCTACGGAGCCGTGCTTGAGTTCGTTTGCCATGTCCTACCTCTAAGCCGTCGCTAGTATGCCGCCGAACCCGCCCCGGCGAACACCGTCCTGGATTGCCTCGGTGACCCGCTCCTCAAAATCGTCAAACCCGTACGTCGGGCCGAGGATGTTAATCGTGATGCCGCCCGCAGCCCCACGCGCTCCCAAAGGCACGACCGCCTCCGGGCCAGCCTCTCCGATCATCGCCAGGGTCGGTGACGTTACGATCCCGCCCGCGGCCATCGTTGGAATCTTCGGGATAGTCGGCAGATTCTCGAACGGAGCAAACTGGAAGGCTGGGAGAACCGTTATGCCCAGCTTCTTCTTCTCCTCCCAGCCAAACTGTACCTTCTTCAAGGCTTCAAACAGGGAATTTACTGCGCCGATTACGGCATTGATGATGCCGATGATCGGGTTCGCGATGGCCTTAACGACCCCCTTCATCCCGTTCCATATCGTGTCCCAGTTATCGCGTAGGAGGAACAACGCCTTCAGCAGCGCACCGCCCGGAAGGAGCCAGCCCAGCTTGCTATTAAACACATCCGACAGTTTGCCCATGACTGTATCAAATAACGTTTTGATCGCGTTCCAGACCGTGTCCCAGGTCTTCTTCACAGTTTCGACGATCTTGTCCCAGTTCTTGAATATTGCGATAGCCAGGATGACAGCCCCGACGATGGCCAATATGACCAATCCGATAGGGCCCATAGCGAAGTTCAATGCCGTCATCGCCGCCGACTGGAGCCACGTTGCCGCCGTCGTTATAACCTGGGAGGCTCCCAAAGCCCCGACCGCTGTAGTCATTGCGGGAATCATTATTACCAGCGGGCCGAGACCCGTGGCAAGCTCCCCAATCGGAGACACCGCGCTCTTGAGTTTGTTCTTCATGGTGTCGAACTTGTCCGACATCGTCAGGGTGGTCGCTGCGAGTTCGGCCGCCTTGCCATCGGATGCCGCCATTGCTTCTAGCAATCCACCGGGGCCGTCTAAACTGAATGAGCCCTTGTCGATGGCCTCTTTGAATCGGACGCCAGCACCGGCACCGAATAAGTCCATCGCTAGGGACAAACCGGCAGCGTCCGTCTCGGCGTTCTGGATGCCCTCGATTGCCTTTTGCAAACCCGCTTCCATATCCGTCACGCCCTCGTCTGCGAGCTTTTTGAATGCAGTATTCAACCCCGGCATCATCTTCGACGTTGATAATCCTGCCGCCTCCAAATTGCCGACCAATGCCGTCGCCTCGTCCAAACTTAGGCCCATCGTCTTGAATTGCGGCCCGAATTTAACGACCAAATCTGATAGCGCGGTCATCGGAACGCCGACTGCCTGGGATACCGTCGTGAGTTTGTCGAGTTGACTTTCGGTCTCCGAAGCCGGTACACCGAAGGCCAGCATCGCATCGGCGACCGACTTGATCATCGGCCCCGCTTCCTCGCCCATCGCCCGCGACACGTCGAGGAACGCCTTAGTCACACTCTCCAGGGCTTCGTCCTCCAAGCCCATCTCGGTATTCACGTCAGCAATCGCCGCCGCAACCGTTGCCGCGTCCTGCGGGACGGTCGCCCATACGTCTTTGAAGGACTGAGTCAGTCCTTCCAGTTGCTTCCCAGATGCGCCCGTTCCGGCGGCGATGGTGTTCGTCGCCTCCTGGTACTCCTGGCCCAGGTGCGCCGCCGCTCCAGCGGCCAACGTCAGGCCACCAGCCGCCATAGAAACGCCCTTCATGGCAGACTTGAATTTAGTCCCCATGCCCTTGACGCTCTTATCGGCCTTTTTGGTGTCGGCGTCTACCGTTATGGTGACGGTGTTAGCCACGATCTTTATCCTCTACTTTACCCTCGCCCACAATTGCCAGTATCCGCAATATCCCAACGTCCTCGTCCAATAGCTGAGACGGCAAACAGCTATACCGCTGACAGATGCCGTCAATGATCTCGGCCAGTTCTAGCTCGGTCGGCTTGGTGATTGGCCGTCCATCCTGATACGTGCCGCCTCGGACAGCCTTCCATCTGGCTATGCCGAGGCTGAGGCTTCCCCCGCCGTTGTCGCGGCCTCGCTCCACGCACCGAGGATTGCGGTGCCGAGCGCAGGCGGCAGGGATAGGAACCCCGACGCGTCCGCTGTCAACACCGTCCCGTCCTCGTCCTGGAGGTTCCACGAATCAAGAATCTGGTCGCCGAACATCGTGAACGCGGCCCGCAGACCCTCTGGATTATTATCCGATTGACCCGCGAGTTGCTGGAGATCGAGGAACGTCCTCAGATCAACGTCCAGCCGTGCCTCGATGCGTATGCCCTCATACTCCGGCTGGGCGAATACTAGGATGGCCCGCCGCCGCTGGATGACGAAGGGCTTGACCCCGTTTCGACTCTGGACTACCACTAGACCGTTGACCAGGCGGGAACCGTACCATCGGCGAGGTTCAGCGTGACCGACCAGGTCATCGCCCCGTCCGATCCCCGCGTGATAGCGTAGCTCGCCACCTGCATCTCCATCGCCAGCTTGGGATTGGATGAGGAGTTGCCGCCAACTCTGAGGTCGAACGTCCGAGTCCCTGTCCTCGTTTTGAAGACGTCGTGGCTCTTGTTACTCGCCGCATTGAAGAACCCGTTGAGCGATACGTCTCCGTCGGACATGCCGGTGATCCGCTCCCGCGCCGACTTGTCGAGGCCGGTAGTCTCAACCAACTCCTGCGCGATATTTATCCCGTAATCGCCGATGTCATTGGAGATGTCTCGCGCCGTGCCGCCGGAGTCGTCCACTGCCAAGTAGTCGCCCAAACCAGTCTGCTTTGCCATGATTTCGACCTCCTATAGTCGCGTGAATCCCACTGCGATCTTCGCGTCGCTAAATGTCCCCGTCGTTGTTACTTTTATATACCTCTGAACTGTTCCTTCCATCGTCAGCCTCTCCGATGTCGGCGCACCCGCTGTTGCTACAGTTGAGAACGTCATGAAATTGGAGTATGAACCACCGCTGGAGGTAGATTCC